TGCAGATTGGGGTACAACCACCAACACCAGCCTTGAACTAATAGGCGAAGCATTAGGAATTGGGTCTGAGTCAATAACAACTAATGCAGATACTCACACTAGCACAGTAGCTGATGGCTCTACAGACCCTGCCAGAGCCTTGCACCTTCAGTATACAGGCACATTAGATTCTACTTGTACTATCACAATCGCTCCGAATACCCTCAAGCGAGTACAGATCATTGAGAATGCGACTAGCGGTGGTCAGTCTATTATTATTAAGCAGGGATCGGGTGCTACGATTACTATCCTCAACGGCACAAAAAGGATTGTATAT